CTCTCATTCGTTGATCAGTCAGGGGGTGGAGCTGTCGGAGGAGGCTCTGACAAGCTGTTTATGGAAAATGGAACAACCATGACAACTAACTACACAATAGGCACTGAATTTGGAGCTACTTGCAATGCTCTAAGTGCAGGACCAATTACAATTAACGCAGGTGTCACGCTGACTATACCTAGTGGATCAGTATATACGGTGGTTTAAATTATGCCTATTACATTAAATGGAAATGGAACTATCACAGGTATATCTACAGGAGGTATTAGTGATACAAAAGCAGTCGCAGTAGCTGCACAACCTGTAGGAAGTATTATTCAAGTTCAGAATACGAATGTTACTGCCCCAAGTACAATTTCACTGACTAATCATAGTACATTATATGACACTCCTTTGACAGTAAATATTACATCAACACGGGCAAATTCAAAATTTTCAATACAAGGTTTATTTTGTGGAGAAGGTACACAACCTGACCATGATTATGCTGTTATTCTTAGAAGAATAATAGGAGGCTCAGGTACTTCTATATCAATTGGAGATTCTGGAGCTGGAGAACGAGTAACAAGAACTCTAGGTGTAGGTTACTTCAACAACGACCAAGATTCAACTACATCAGCCACAGCTGTTCCAGCTTATGTAGATAGCCCTGCACAAGCTTCTGGAACAGCTATAACTTATAAGATTGCTATTATGGAAATTGGAACTAATAATAATACAACTTACTATGTTAATAGACCTGTAAATACTTCTTCTGGTGGTGGATATGAAAGACCAGCAAGTTATATAACAGTTATGGAGATAGCAGTATGAGTTCTATAAAATTAACAGCTGATTCTGGAGGAGGTACTTTTGAAATTAAGGCTCCATCTTCTGGTTCAAACGCAAGAGTATTAAATGTTCCTGATACGGCAGATGGAACAATATTAACTACAACAAACCCAAAGGCAGGGAATATTCTTCAAGTTGTTTCTGCGACTAAAACTGATCGTCAATTATCAAATAGTTCTTCTTATATAGATGTAGTTGGAATGTCAGTAACAATCACTCCAACAAGTACAAGTAGCAAAATATATATTGTGGTCAATGCTCATATTGGAGGAGATCAAGCTTCTTATGTTGCGTTTCGTGTATTGCGTGATTCCACCGTCGTAACTCAGGGCACTCATGCTACAGGAAATAGAACAAACGTGTCTTTTGGTGGTCGTATTGATCAAAACTATGATAATTACATGGTGTCATTTAATTTTTTAGACTCACCCTCCACAACTTCAGCAACAACATACAAGGTGCAAGTGTCTGATGCTTATGATAGTGCTAATCGCAACATTGTTATTAACGGAACAGGTGATGATGCTAATGATACTTACACTCTATGTGGAACTTCAACCATCACAGTAATGGAGGTTGCAGCATAATGTCATTAGATTTCAAAGCGATATTAAAAGCATATCCTAATGTTATAACCATTGATGATGGTGCTGGTGCGTTCGACAAAGATGGTAAATCAGTAACTCTTGATCAAAGCAAAATAGATGCTGCACGAGCCACGCTAGATGCTGAAGCTGCTGCTGTTAAGTACAAGACTGATAGGACAACTGATGGTTCTACAACTTATGCACCAATAGGAGATCAATTGGATTTACTTTGGCATGCAATAGATGCTGACTCAGATTTAAAAGTTAAGTTTAGTGCATTTTATAATTCTATTAAGGCAGTAAAAGATGCTAATCCAAAGCCGTAAATTATGACAAGCAAATTAATAGTTAACAGTATAAGACACACAGGAGCATCAGCAGACGCAATCACTATGGATGCTTCTGGCAATGTCACCTTCCCTGCGAATGCGACTTGCTCTGGAACAGCTACTGGGTTTGGTGGTGGAAATACAGTTGCACAACAATTTAGACAAACAGGCACTACAGCCACAAATAACAATACACATATTTTTACTAGTAATTGGGAAAAATCAGATGGTACAGGGGAAGGTGGTTATGGTTCATTTGCCGACCCTTCAAGCGGAATATTTACATTCCCAACAACAGGTTTTTATCTTGTAACATTTTATTCTTACTTTGAAGATAGTGGATGGAATAATAGCGCACAGGTTAAAATTGAAGCTACAACAAATAACAGTTCATATGATGTTATTAGTGTCACGAGCTTTGGTACTAATTACGATAATTCTGGATATAATTACGCAACAGGTTTTGTTAATGCAATTGTAGACGTTACAGATACAAGTCAAGTAAAAGTAAGATTTTCAGTTTATAGTGCTAAAACTGTTTCGTGGGATGGTAGTACTAGTCAAAATAGAACTTCTGCTACATTTATACGTTTAGGAGATACTTAATGATTTATAACGTATATACAGCACTTAAATCACTTAAGCCTACACAAAGTTGGACTTGGAGTGGTACAGACTATTCTGGATTAGAATGGAATGACAGCGGAACAGCACCAACAGAATCGGAAATAAATGCGGAGTTAACCAGACTTACAAATGCAGAACCTATGAGGTTATTAAGAATTGAAAGAGATAAATTATTAGCAGCTTGTGATTGGAGAGCTAGTTCTGACCTAACACTTGCAGATGCTTGGAAAACATATCGTCAAGCATTGAGAGATTTACCTGCTAGTGCATCACCTAAACTAGATGCAAATGGTAATTTAGATTTGTCATCTGTTACTTTTCCAACAGAACCTAGCTAATTATTTAAACTGGTTAGTTTATAAATATAACAGTAGAATAAGTATATATAACATGAAAAATGTATAGTCAGAGACCATCTAGATCAAGGAAAATACTTGTAGGTTCTTTAGGAATATTATTTGGTTTGTCTCATCTCGCTTTGATACAGTCAACAGTTAATAGAAAAAGTAATTTACCAATAATAAATTTACCTGTAGGACCTTATACAAGTTACATAGCGAGTGTCACAGAAAAAGGATATACCATCAGATATAAATCTCATTCACCAAAGATAATTGGAAATAAAAAGTTGATTGATAAACCAGCAGGTTTTCTTGGTTTAGGTAAAACAGAAATTCAAACATTTGAACAGTCAGTGGCAGGAGGAGGTACTGGAAGCGTCTCAGAGAGCTCTGAACTAACTGAGAAACAGATTGCATGTATCAAGGCAGAAGGCTCTGGAGAGGCTACAGGGAAGCTTGCAGCAGCCAGTATCACTGCTCCTATAACTCCTGCTCTTACAGAGATACCATATGTTGGATGGTTAGTAGCTGGATTCTTTAATATGTTTGGACAGAAACAAGGTGCAGAAATAGGTGGTCAGATGGGTAGAGATTTTGCAGATTGCTAAGTGCCTGAGATACAGACTATTGGAATAAATTACATAGGGATCAATGCAATCCCACTACCTAATATAAATTTTTCAATACCTCAGACTCCACCTGTAACTTTATCTATTGGATCTCCGATAATAGATGTTCCAGGTTGTGTTAAATATAATCCTGCAAATAAAAATTCTATAGAACTTGTAAATCAGGATGAACGAGGATCTCGTGTCATGTGTGATGGTTCTGTCCCCTGGTTTGAACCTATGGATTATGAACCAGAAAATATGGTGTATGTACAGGAACAGTCAGTTCCTCCTGTAGCTCCACCTCCAGAAGTAGAACCACCTCAACCTGATTTAGGAGATATACCAAATACTCCGAAGGAAGATGTGCCCTGCCCTGGACCTACAGACCAGAGGGTAGGTGACATGCGAAATGCTGAATCCAGAGAAAAGGTTGTATCTCATTCACTATCTGAAGATGGTCAGACCTGCATAACGAACTATGAATTGACATCACCTGTTGAAAAATATTTACCTTCAACATCACAAATAAGCACAACAGCTGCAATTGCAGTAGTGGCAACGGCTGCAGCAGCTTCTACACCCCTATTATTAAGATTAATAAAGCCTTTATTAAAGCAATCTACTAAGAAAATTAAGGGTTTATTAGGTAAAAAGATAGGTAAACCTTCTCGTGCAGAAATAAAAACTAATCAATATCGTGAGAAGAAAGGACTACCACCTTTAAAGAAAAAATAAAACTTATTTTGGAATCTTGTGTTGATGATTAGGAATAACACCATGAGGATTTTTCACGACAACATCTGCACAGATTTGATATGCAGGACTTTTAGGATGGAAGGTTACTCCCAATTTTCGTTGCTCCGCACAATGTTTTAATCTTGATATTTCGAAGTCTAATCTTTTATTAGCAACTAACTGAGCATGATATTGATTCTGTATGTCAGCAGCCTTCAGGCAGCCCTCATTATGACGTTTATCAAGTGGTATGGATATTGTAGCTGAGATGCCCCATCCAACATTATGATTGGACTTCTGACCTGTCCTGGTAGGTTTGTAATAGAGGATAGATCCTGGATTGTCTAACACTCCATCATTGTTGGCATCACTATTGTCATACACTGGATCGAGCCATTCGCTTTGATATGGTTCTTTCCATGAATCACTCAGAGTTACAAAGGGAGTAATGTTTAAGGTAGAGCCCTGACACTGAACTCCATTGCCATAAGTGTTGGTTATATATGGTCCTTGTAATACCTGTATAGCCTGGTTAGTAACACTACCTGAACTGTTAGCTACAGGATTGGCAGTAGCACTGACACCACCTACCTCATTGGCATAGATGGGAGCACTGAATATATTTAATGCAACTAGTAAATATTTTACTGACTGAATGTGGAAACCGTGTCTGTGACTGAGGT